CTTTTTTTAGGAATTAAAATACCTTTTTCGTCTTGAATAACCATTAAAGGATCATTTAAACGGTGGTATCCATAAAGTTTTTCTTCTGGCGGAACAGATGTATCTAACAATCCGCTTGTACCAGCTACTTCTACCTGGATTCCAGCATGCATGCATTTGCCTAGCCAAAATTCTACGCAGGCTCTTCCAGCCTCTGCAAAATGTAAATTACCTTTATAACTAAAATCTACGCCAAACATTTTTACTTTTGCAACTTTATTATACAAAGCAAAAGCAACAGCGTATGCAACTGTATTATTTAGATAATGACATCCGCATGCACCCAAAACTTCTTTTATAGGGTATTCTACAAGGCCAGGACATCTATCATCTAGCTCGCATGTATATACAGGACCTTGATGTTCTTGTAATAGTTTGGACATACTATCAGTTTGCCCACCAGCATCGTCTGTATCTAAGAATCTAGATGCAGGATCCATCATAAACACTCTATCGTGATATATAACAGAAGCAACAGAATTTATTGCCCATACTTCGTCAAAATGTGATCCGTGTGATTTTGCTAAATTATAATCAAACCAGCTTTTGCCCATGCCGACAATAGCTACGGTTTTACCTTCAAGTTTCTTGATTGGTTTCATATCTTCTCCTTTTTTGTAAGTTTAACTAACTTGCGTTCTCAACGAATCATATCTGTATTCGTCTTGACGTCCTCTAGCTTCAGCTAGATTTTTCAATCTTGAAACCTCTTGATTGAATCTGTTTTCATACAAGGCCATCATATCTTGTTCGCCTTTCATAAAAGTATAAGCCTCTACTAGACAACCATATAATAAAGCATTTCTAGCATTTTGTGAAAGCCAAGTACCAGTTGTTTGACTGGTTAAGCTTGCTGGCTCATATAAATAATGTAACTCTACGTTGTAATCTTGATCAGGAACAGGGGCTACAATAAGCGTAGAACCGTTGTCTGATCCTGTTGATAATTCTTTATCAAAATCTGCATAATATTGCGGAAGTCCTCTGGCAGAAACATCTGTAGGATCTGGAGCATATTCACGCATAAAGGTGGTATGTTTTTTCTCTAAATAATTGTAATCGCCATTACCATCAATAACAGCCAAAGAAAATGACATTTGAAAATCGCTTGGGGCTGTTAAATAGGTATTGCCAGTAGTTAAATTACCAGTAACGTTTTTTCTAAAAAAATCTAACTGTATTAGGTGAAACAATCTTTCTTCAGCATTTACAATAAAATCATCTAACGTATTAACAAACGTAGTTTCTTCGTTTTCAGTAAAGTTTTGAATAAGTGTTTTTAATTCTGCTAAAGTCATGTTGTAGTAATTGTAACCTCCCCAACAGCTCCTGTCATTTCAGAAACTACAAAATTAGAACCAATAATAGAATCATTCATAAACGACGGTAAGAATATATTTGATACAGTAACAACAACAAAACCTTCGCCAACTTCTTTATCAGTATTTGGTCTTGGTTTATATAAAGCCTGCGGATCAGCTGGAGCTGTATGAGGTTCTAATTGAGGGTGTTTTGTTTCAAAGCATTCTGGACAAGTTTTTAAGCCGTTCCACTCTTCCTTTAAAGAGTGTAAAGGATATTCAAATGCGCATCTATCGCATAAGGCTCTTGCAAACTTACCACTTGCATATGCCATATTAACCTACGCTATTAAAAGGTCTTATTCTAAAGGATGCTCTGTCTTCATCTGTTGACATAGCTCTGTCAAACTCTTCTTCGTAAGCCTGTTTTAATAAACCAACTCTATCTGGAGCTTTTTTCATAGCAATATAATAGGCTAGACCTGCTGCAAAACAAGGGTAAAACCTAAACGGCATATCCATTGTGTTCGTACCAGCATCTGCATCATCCATTCTTACTAATTTATTAAACACCAACACATCTGTACTATTTTCCGGAACAGGCCAAACTTTGATAGCAGGTGTAATACTCTTATCAATAAAGAATTGAGAAGGTCTAGCTTGAGTTGTTTTGTTTGGTATATTTAAGTATTCGCTTCTACTTAATCTATCCATTGATATATCTGTCTGAGTTCCGTTTACAGTTCTTCTGCAAACAACATCTAATACATCAATAACATTTGTATTTAAAGAATAACTTGCAGTTCCTTGCGTTACAGTTTCGGTTGCTTGTTCTATAGTCCATTGATTTAAACCACGGTTAGCCCATTCAGCCAACATTAGATTAATAGATCTACGGGCTGTTTTTAAATCGTAGCCAGTCCTAAGTTCTAAACCGCATCTTTCAAATGCTTCTTCTACAAACTCAGCTACGTTTGGTTCAAAATCTGTACTACTAGATGTTGTCATTTTTAACTGTATTGACCTCTTCTTCTATTACAGTTGCCTGATATAATCTCTCCTCCTCCATTATAACCTTTTTTAGCACATCCGCCTTTTCTCATTTTTTTAACAGGTCCACCATAGGCTTTTTTATTTTTCTTTCTTAAAGCTTTAAAATCTTCACCCTCTAAAACCTTTGGATCTCCAGCTATAGCTGCTATTTTTTTCTGTTTTGGAGAATATTCTCCATATTTTCCTTTTGGCATTTTTTCTCCTAATAAAATTTAGTTAATTTTCTTCTGTTATTCATTACTTTACCACATCCTCTAGCCGTTCTTGAACAAATAGGTCCTCCGGATGCTTTTTTTATTCTATCATTTTTCCAGCTAATACGCTTAGGTCCTTTTTTCTTTTTTGCGGCATCTGTACATTGAGCCATTGTTGGTCTACAAGCTGGATATCCTTTACGCTTTTCGCCTTTTTGACGACCACAAGGTTTACCAGTTTTACAATCAACCCAACCTTTGCCGTCGTTTCTATCAAACCATTTTTTTAAACTATCGCTAGCCATTATCCTAACTTAGTTTTTCTACGTTTTCCTTGAAGCAAGTTACTAAAGCCTCTAGGAGTTATAAAAGTTACTTCGCCTCCACCTGAAAGTTTCTTTTTTGATTTATTGCCCCAATTAGCAGCGCCAACTTTTCTGCATTTAACTAAAGCGCCACTAGCGTATGCAGATGGCCATACATCATATCTAGACTTTACTTTATAGTAGCAAGCGTCTTTTTTTGTTTTCTTTTTAGCCATTATTTTCTTCTTGATTTAGCACCAACACACTTCCATCTTTTTCTTGATAAATTGTTTGGAGTATTAGGATTGTTTTGCTTTTTCTTAGATAATCTTTTCTTTATACCAAGGCTTCTAGCGCAATATGAATCACCCTTAGATGTTCCTGGCTTAACTCTTGGTCCGCCACCCTTGGCTTTTCCTGCTTGTCCGTAACTTACTTTTTTACCAGAAGCGGTTACTTTAACTTTTGCTTTACCTTTTCTAGGTTTTACTGGTCTGCCTACATTTCTTCTTGTTGCCATAATTACTCCGGATAAGGTCTATTTTGTATATATACAATATCAAGCCCTGCAGATACTGCAAGATCTGCATTTGAGCTACTAGCAATAGCTCTTACTTCTAAATCGGTTTTTTCTGCAAATTTTATTGGATGCTTAAACTCTTGATGAATAATATCTTGCGATAAAGCAAATTTATCTTTGACATTGAAAACGCCGCCATCTGGTCTAGCCACTAGAGATACTGTACCGTATTTGTTGGCTACTTCAGTATTCATACTTATATCTACTTGATATAAATAAGCTGTATAACCTCTAGGCACAGTCCAAAAACACATAAGCGTTTGATTATCACCTACAGCTATAGTTCCATACTTATTAGCTGGCACACCAGAAGTTACTGTACCTGTACCTGCATATATAACTCCAGCGTTTTGACCACCAGATCCTGCTGTATCGACAATCATTCTGAATACTCTTAAAAAAGATTGAGTAGTATTTACTGCTGTTTGGCCATTTAAAGTTACTGATTCGCTTATTTCATCATAATTAGCATCAAGACCGTTAATTGTTATAGTTCTTGCACCAGTACCTGCTGAGGTGTCGTTTGTTGAAGAGCTTGATATTTTTAAAACAGTAGCAGATGAAAGATAACTATATAAGCCACCTTCTGCCCAAATTGTTTCTAAAGAATCATCAATATCTGGATTAAAACCAAACTTAAATTGAGTTTCGTGATAAGCAACCTGTCCTCTTGATACTTGTAAATTAAAAGGCTCGCTTGTTCCTACGCGTGATATTGAGGAAACTTCGCGAGCCATAATTTACGAATGAAAGACAGTTACTCTATCTATATTGCTTAATACAACGTGAATACCATCTTCAAATAAAACTCCAGAATCTGGAATATTTAAAGTTTCGGTATCGTTTGCGTTGCAAGGAGCAATTAATAAGGTAGAGCCTGTAACAGAACCGTCTCTAAAAGTAACAGTACCGTCAGAAGTTCCACCAGCAATAATATAACCTCTTAATCTAGATCTACCGTTTCGCAATACTGCGCCGCCAGTAGCAGCTGAGGTTGTTGTTGCTGTCTTTACATCTGAGCCTACAATTCTACCTGCCATAATTATCTCCTGTTATTAAGCGTCAGCAAATGGAGTTACTATAGTTCCAGAACCGATTAATAATGAGTTATGAACTAAGTATGTTGCTGCATCAATAGCTGTTACTTGAACAACACTACCGACTACTCCACCTTTTGTACTACCATTAAGTGTCATAACATCGTTATCAGCACTTGGTACAAAAGCTTTTTTAGCACCATCGTCTACAGCGACAATTACAGCACCTTTAAATTTGTCAGTACCATCAGTTTTAATATCAAGATCAGTAGCTGCTGTTTCTATATAAAAATAAAAAGAAGCACCAATATTGTTTAACTGGTTTGGGTCTGTTGGGTCGCTTGGTGTTGTTGTAACGATTGAAGGTAACGTAAACTTACCGTCTGCATCATTACATAACAATATTTTTCCTGCGTGTGCATCTACAGTTAAAGTTGTATCTGCGGTTAAAGAAACAGAGTTATTAACCCCTGCTGAAATAAATCCTGCCAAAGATTTGACTGGACCTGAAAAAGTTGATTTAGCCATTATTTTCTCCTAACTAAATTAGTTATACCATCTTTGGAGTAAGTCTGCCGAGCCAGTTGGTATAACAAGTTACCTCGGTTTAGTATAACTATACTACTTTATAGCTGTTTGTTAAAGTGTTCTTTTGACTCTAATATGGCTTCTCTAGAATTATATAAAGCCTGGTAGGATTCTTTTATTTTTGGATCTTTACCGTATTCATCAATCATATCCTTTCCAATCATTTCTAGTAAAGATATTACGGTTGTCATTCTTCCTTGTATGTCTTGTTTCTTTTCGTTCATTTCATCTCCACAAAGTTCTTTTTTTTGTCTTATATTGTAGCCTCGCATGACATTTTTTAAATTTATTAATTTTTTATCGAGATCTGTATATGTTTCCCAGTCTCGTATTTCTTCGAGACTTCTTCCGCATCCTTTGCATATTTCATCAAAAGGAGCCATAGAAGTGCTGCACTTTCCTACGCAAGGAGAGTTTGACATGCTATTGCTTGAATGCAAAACAGTATATATTTTCATAATACTTTATTTATTAGCTTCTTAAATTCTACAACAAGAAACTAAATATAGGTAGCTTTTTGTAAAATTAAATTTTAGACAAAAAAAAGGGAGCCGAAGCTCCCTTAAGGAAAATTTCCGTATTAAGCACCTTGAGATGCGAATACTGCTCTCCAGTTTGAGTAACCAAAAGAATATCTTTCTCTTGCTTTATATCTCATATTACCGGTATCGAAGTCTCCTTCGAGTGCAGTTTGCATTGGGCTTCTTTGGAAATGCTTGAATCCATCAGGACAATCTGTTTTTAAGAACCAAGCATCAGTATCTGTTAGATAGTGATTAACCACGTATCCTTCAGGAACCATTCCCATATTTTTAATCGCGTTGATGTCATTGTCAGATGTACCAACTCTACCAGGAGTTTGTAGTAATCTGTCAGCAACAAATTGCAATTGAGGTGGAACAATCAACTTAGTACCTTGTAGAGCAATAGCTAATTGTCTGTCATCAGTTAAAGTTGAGACAGAAATTAACGCATCTTCTAAAGAAGTCTCGTTAAGGTCTGAGTATGTTGAAGGTCTGTTACTTGCAGTTCCACCGCCACCTAGAGGGTGAGCGTTAGAAACAAGAGGTTGACCGTCGCCACCTGTTACGTTGGAATCAAAAGCGTTGTTTAAAACAGCCGCTGCTTTGATTTGCTTAGTATTTGCCATAGATCTAGCCAAGGCTTTTGTATACCTTGAACCAAGTCTATCATATAGATTATCTTCAACAGCTTCTTCTGTTAGCGCAAAAGCTAAAGCAACTGTTTCGTGGCTGTAACGTGATGTGTAGCCTTCAGTAGCGTTATCAAACGATACTCCAGCACCTTCAGCTTTAACTGAAGCGTTACCAAAACCAACGATCATTACTTCTTCTTCGAATGCTCTATCTGAAGATTCTGTTTCGTAGATTTCTTCGTGTTCTGAATCATACCTAGCGTATTCCATGCCGAATAGGGCATTTAGACCAGGCTCTAATTCTTTCGCTAATTGGGATCTATTAATAGCCATCTGTTATACCCCTGTTGTTTGTGCATAGAAATGCTCGTTAATTTTAACAATCAAGTTGACGTTT